CTTTTTTAGAAGCGAGTTCGTCGTATGTAGTTTTTAAGTTGTCTTTGAAGGATTCTAACTTCTCATGTTCAGAATTTCTGTTTGCAAGGTTCTCGGTAAGAACTTGAATTTCGTGTTCAAGATTTCGGATTTGTCTCCGCAATCCATTAATCTTAATATTGTTTTGAGAAATGCCATTCGTTAGTTTTGAGATCTCCTTCGATAGAGCGGTGAATTGACGCTCTCGCTCTTCTTCCTCTTTAATTGCCTCCTCCAGTTCTTTATAACCAGATTGCAACTCCTTTGCCTTAGATTGAGCGTCGTTAATCCTATTTATTCTGAAAACCTCTTCGATAGACTGTGTACAGGTAGGACAAACCGTATTCTCAGTGAAGAATTTATGCTCTTTAGTAATAGTAGATACTTTTTGGGAGATCTTACCTTTAAGATTTCCTAACTTACGAAGTTTCTCCGCATATCCAACCAACTTATCTTGCTCTCTAATATACTCATAAAGAGGTTCTTCTATAGATGTATTTTCATCCATCAAATATCCAACTTCTTCAGTCAAAGACATTATAGAAGTATTCTTATCATCAATATCTTTCTTTCCACGATTCTCAAGTTCTTCAATAAAACTTTGTTGCATTTTGACTTTATCAAGAAGAGATTCCTTTTTCAACTCAAGAACTTTAATTTCTTCTTTTGAAGAACGAATCTTTTCTTTAATAAGAGTATTCATAGAGGAGAAGATTTTGATATCAAGCAAATCTTCAATTACTTCTCTACGATGAGCAGCAGAAAGTTGCATAAAAGGAACAAAAGTACTACTACCCAAAATTACAATCTGAGTAAAAGATTTATAGTTCATCTTGAGAACATTCTGCTCTAACCATTTTTGCTGGTCAAGAGATGCTGCAGATTGGTCTAGGGCAGCATCATTTCTCCAGATTTCAAAAACAGCAGGTTTAATTCCTCTAACAACTTTCCATTCAGTTGTACCAATAGAAAATTCAACCTCAACTTTACAATCCTTTTCATTTACGGAATTGATAAGTTGTGGTTTATTAATTTTACGAAATGGTTTACCAAACAAAGAAAAAGTAAGAGCATCCAGGACCGTGCTTTTACCTGCTCCATTTGTACCAATAATTAAATTGGTTTTATTTTTAGTAAAATCTACTTCAGTATATTGGTTTCCTGTACTTAAAAAGTTTTTCCAGCGAATTTTTTTAAATAAAATCATGATCAGTTGGAGGAATTACAATATCATTTGGAGTAATAATAGTATACTTATAATCGTGTATTTCACATGTCTTTATCATTACCTCATCTTCAATTTCTATCACATGCATTTCTGGGCAATCATTATCTTCTAACATCATAGCATATCTTACAGCATCGTCCTCCTCCTCAAAAAGATAAAGAATTTGTTCTCCCTCATCATCAGTAACAGAATATGCACCCTCCGTTTCTTTACCATTAATTGTTAGAATAAACATATTAAACTATTTCACAAGCTTCTTGATATATTTCTTGAATCATTTTTTGGATGATTGATTTATCAAGATCTACTTCTGCCTCCTCAATATATCTATTCAAAATTGATAGGGTATCTTCAGATTCAAAAGCTTCAAAATTTTCTACTTCTTGAACCGCAAAATTTTCAACAACTTTCAATTCAGCAACACTTGAAGTGTAAAGTTTATCTACAAACTTTTCAAACTTCTTCGTATCTGATTTTCTGCGAACAATAATTCTTACAATCTTATTCTCATACTCACGAGTATCGAAGGTTTGATAGTTTGTATCTTCATAATAGATGTTATAGAACAGTCTGAAAGGATTATTGACAGGTTCGTGAGTTATCTTTTCAGTATCAAAAATATGAAATCCTCTCGTATCATTCACATCATTCCAGAACATCTCATAAGGATTTCCTAGATAGAAGACCGTTCCGTTATCTGATCGAGTGTGATAGTGTCCCGAGTAGACCCTGGCGAACTTACCAAATAGTTTGCCCTCCAGACCGTGCTCCATGACGATTTGTTTATTAACTCTAAATCCTTGGAGTTCAAGGTGCCCCATCGCACACTGGCAAGTTGTCTTTTCAATAAGTTTAAGAGTATTTGCTTCATTTTCTTGATTAATCCACGGAATAAAAAGTGTTGGTAATTGACCCAACATCACTTCAGTTGGTTCTGAATATACTGTTACGTTATCATACTCACGCAGAAGCAAATCAACTGCGTTTACGTTATTTGTATTCTTATAATAAGCAGTATGATTTCCCACAATCGTATGGACTTTTACGCCCATTTCTTGAAGACGATCATAGTAATTATTTTTTGCCCAAGATAAAGCAGAAAAATCAATTCCTTTACGACTATCAAAAGTATCTCCCATATCTACAACAGTAGTAATCCCTTGCTCTTCAAGTGTAGGGAAAAATACGTCGTTATAAAACTTTAGGAAATAATCATGAAAGAGTTTAGAATTCTTTCTTGCTCCAAAGTGCTGGTCAGTAATAATTGCGACTTTCATTCAATAACGAAGTTTGGAGTGTACAGCGTCCTTGATACTATTATAGTCGCTATAGTTGCTGCCGTCAATACTGTTGTCATCAAAGACTTCAGAAAATCCAGAACGCTCAAGGATTTTGTTCTTGATTTCTAGTTGACGCTTCTCTCTCTGAATACGACGAAGGAATGCGTAGTGAATGATTTGAGTAAAGTATGCAAAAGGATTCTGAGACTTCTCTGGATTGAAGTTGTGAATGTACTGAACACAATTCTCAATCCCGTCAGAAATCATGTCCTCTTTGAACATGTAGTTGACAAAGTTTGGTTTAAATGATAAATGATTGGCAATCTTCAGGAAGCACTCTCCAATGTAACGAGGAATGGGAGGTTTTGTATCCCAAGTCGTTGCACGGTCTTCTTTTGTCAATTCTCTGCCAAACTTTTTAATAAAAGTTATCTCAACATCCTCACGATACTTAACAATAGCGGCAAGAAAATCTTTGTTGTTTACGTAATGCTCTGACCTTTTTCTCTTGGTCATGACTGCTGTGGTAATCATAAGTTTTTATCATTATTATGTATAGATTATACCACTTAAACAAATAGTTGACAAGGTTTCTTAAAACATGTACAATAACCTTTGTGGAGGTTAAAAAGATTAGCTTTAGCTATTTTTATAGAGCTTCTCTAATATCTCTTTAGCATCATTAACATTTGCAAGGTATCCCATTCTACGATTTATTTTTGATTCGTTACCCTGTTCCTTGTTGGATTGACGAACGAAGTTTTGGTACATAATTATCATTTCAATATCAGAAGATTCAGACATTGTAAGAACATCTGACAGATTAATAATGAACATATCTTCTGTTGTTGTTTTTAACCATGGTTCTAGTTTATATCCAACAACACCAGATCTACCTTTTATTTCATTTACAATAATTGGATTTGAAACAATTAGCATGGTTCTATCATCTTCTTCAGAGGCTGCTACCTTAGCAAAGATTTCTTCACCTGTTTTAAGTTTTACTGTTGCATAAAAATCTTCTTCTATCATTTCTTTAATTGAATTGTGATTATTTCATAATTAAAATTCTCTTCATTATAAATTTTAATTCTCTCTATGAAATGATTTAAAGTATAATTTCTTTTTGATTTACTTGAACAATCATCAGAAATATCATAAAGAGTTGCTTTTACTTTATCCTTTCCCTTTCTAAGTACTCGTCCAATACTCTGAAGGTTTCGTATTCTGGATTTACTAGGTGAGGCGAAGATAACATTATGGAGATTTTTAATGTTGATACCAGTAGAAAAAGTTCCATAAGAAGCAACAATAATTGCGTTGTTCTCTCTTTCAGTAATCTCTCTCACCAATTCTCTTTCTTCAGTATCAATTCCACCATGAACAAAAAATACTCTACGATCATCTCCCTTGTTAGTATTTATCTTTTCATAGAGTATCGCTCCATGTGCTTCTACTCTACTAAAAAGAACTAGAGTATTACCTTTCAAATCTAAAGCAAGATTCTTAATAAAATTATTTCTTTGGTCATGTGAAATTAAATATTGTATTTCATCTTCATATGTTTCAAATTTTTGTGGTAAATGTTTTAAAACTAAACACTGAATATCTAGTTGTGAAAGGTGTCCTTGCCTCATCAACTCGTCGGTTTTTGTAACTTTATATGATGGACCAAACAATCCCTCCAAAACCCATTTGTGGGTTTGAGTTCCATCTAAAGTTCCTGTGAACCCAAAGCGATATTTTGCATGATGAAGTTTAGTCATAATCTCTATTAGAGATTTGGACTTGAATAAATGAGCTTCATCACCTATAATTACATCATACTCTTCAAAAAATGAACGTTCTAGTTTATAAACAGATTGCCAAGTTGTAATTGTAACTGGATACTCGTTTGTTTTTTCTCTACCAGAATATATTCGGTGACAATATGAATCAGCATCCCAACCATAGTCCAGGAAGTCTTTATGCATCTGTTCGACTAAACTGGTCGTTGGAACAACTAAAAGGATTTTTAACTGCTTTTCTACATAATACCTCACGAGAGAATAAATCATCAGAGATTTTCCTGAGGCAGTCGGTGATATCAAAAGTTTTCTATTATGCTTTAGTGCATCGTATACTCCCTCAATTTGGTATTGACGTGGAGTATGAGAGCAAATAGATTGCATATATCCCTTAACTCCTTCATATGAAATCTCCACATTTTCTTCATATGGAGTTCCATAGAATTTGTTATCTTCAAATTTATAAGTATATCCATATTGATTGCAAAAATTGACAATCTTATCTAAGAGACCCACATAAATCTGTTTGGATCTCATATCATATAGATGAATTTCTCCATTCCAGTTCCTTCCACGATACTGTGGCATAAACTTTGCATTGGGAACCTCAAACTTAAAATGGTCTCTAAGTTCGTATTCTATATGAGGTTCCGTATTGATTTTCAAAAATACTTCGTTTGATTTAGATATAACAAGGTCTGTTGTATTCACGATGTCTCATGCATCTATGAATATTTATTTACCCCAGTCCAGCGTTAAATCTCATAAACTCAATTGCATTCTTGATTTGATATGTTCTGTTTTGAATCATCTTTAGAATGCTTTCAATATACACAAGCATCGTGTCGTAATAATCAATCTTCAAACAAACTGTTGAAAGTTTTTCATCTGCGTCAAGATACTTTTGCATCGTATCTTTATCCCTGATTTTTTTGGGAAATGGGTCTTCTACATAGGTTTCTGGATCTGCTTTTCCAGAATAATATTCATATCTTTCGTGGCGAATATTTTTTCTCTGCTGTTCTGCTTTTTTTCTTAGAAGAAAAATGGTATTATATAAATCAAAGTATTTTGCATGAAGAACGGGGATATTTAGAGATTCTGTATGTAAATTATCTGGATCTATTTTAGAATCTTTTTCCCACATTTCTTGAATTTTATCAAGATCAATACTCATAAAGGATTGCCGCCCAAATCTGTCATATTGTAAATAGTATACTTGAAACTTACGTCTGCTGTAAAGTATTCGATATCTGTGTTGGTCGCATCAAATGTAATTGTTGATAATGAATATGGAAAAAGATCTTTAAAAAATACTTGAAACTTTGCAATTAAATTACTACTTAAAACTTGTAAAGTGCCATCGGAATATATGTTTTGTCTGTCTTGAACATAATTACCTTGAATTATGCCACTATTATTTAAATCCCTGAATTGCTGAACTTCTTCGGGATAACCCAATCCTCTCATCCAATTTTGAATTTCCATATAGTTTTCAAGATTTTCATCAACCAAAAATCTTAAATTCAAATCACCAAAAATTAGTTTATCGCCAGGCAAATCAATATCCTTTAAGTAAGTTGGTTGCTTTGCAATTCCCAAATTTATATCAGGTATATTTGCCTGATTACAAAAGAAAGCAACTTTAGGACTTCTTTTTAAAACAAATTTAAACCCAGTTGGTGAAAGAAAATTTCTATTTTCAATCTGAGAAGATCTTCCTGCCATTTAATTAATTATTCCGAAATGATAAGATTGTACCAAGACTCACTCATTCCCCTAATAATATTGTCTGCAGAATCCTTATCTTCCGCATAACCTTCATTGATTAGATGCTCAACAACTTTTTCGTAATTTTGTTGTATCTCTTGAGATTCTTTTGGTGTTGGTTTCATTTATATTAATTGAAGCATATTTTATTTAGATAAAAAAAGGGGTCCTTTCGGACCCCTGAAATATATCTGTGAATTAAATCACATGAGGTTCTTAACAGCAACTCTTCTGTAGTAACGGTTAGCGTTAACAGTAAGAGCGCCCTGAGCCTGGGTGGTTCCTTCAGCGAATGGGTTTGCAACCATTCCGTAACGGGTCTTAAATCCGATCTTGGGCTGGAAGCTGTTCTCACCAACGGCACGAACCATTTGGAGAGGAACATAAGGACAATAGAATAGTCCAGCGTCATAAGGTGAAGAACCCTTATAACCAACAACGTAGTACTGGTTACCAGGAGTTGTGTTACCTGAAGTAAGGTTTGCAGAATATGGATCGATGTATACTCTGTACTTACCTTGTAGAGTACCAGCAAAGGTGTTGCCGGTGTCATCAACGTTCAGGTTAGCGTTGAGGGCTGGGGTGTAATCAAGTACACCTGCCATGGTTAGAGCGGAAGCAACGTCTGCAGAGCAGAGGATGATGTTGCCCTTTCCACGACGAGTTCTCTGAGCGATTGCGTTAGCATCTCTCTCAATCTGGAACAGAAGACCCTTGAACTTCTCAACAGACCAACGACCGTTGGAGTCAACGTCGAGGTCAAAGATACCAGGAGTTGCAACGTTCTGAACAGCACCTTGCTCAGCAACCTTGTAGATGGTTCTGATAACTTCGCGGTTGATTTCAGCAAGAATCTCAGTTGAGAGAATGTTTGCTAATTCCGCTTCAGCATTCAGACCGTGGATTGCCTTG